GTCGCATCAGCGACCGCCAAAGTGAACACCGGAGCCGGATTGATCGGAGGCGGAGACATCAAGGACGACCCATCGTTCGCGGTCGACTTTGCCAGCAGCGGCGTAGCAAGCGCCACCAAGGCCGTCCGTGCGGACGATGCCCGAATCACGCCGTGGACGCTGTCAACCCCGACCGTCGCCACCAACCTCCCGGGCATCCCGGCCGGGACGGTCCTCCCGGCTGGCGAAACCGCCGTGCAGATCCTCGAACGCATCCTGTACCCGTACCAATCGGTCGGGTTCAGCAACTTCGCCCTGTCCGGCGTGGGATCGGTCTACGAGCTCGGGCAGGCATTCCCGACCAGCGCAACCGCATCATGGGCTACTACGGGCCCATCGGCCAACTGGACGCCCAGCAGCGGAAGCATCTCCCTCACGCGTCCAGACGGCTCCACATTGACGCTGGCAACGGGCATCCAGCCGACGGCGCTGACGCAAGCGCTGTCGATCCCGGCCATCACCCCGCCGACCTCCCCGACATCAGCCAACTCCGTGACGATCCGGCTGGCAGCATCGCAGGCGCAAGGCACGACCACGCCAGCGGACATCACCCGGCAATGGTTCAGCCGCTGGTATTTCGGCAAGGCAACCACCAGCAACCTCGGAAGCCCGACGTTCGACATCGCCGGAACCAACAGCGGCGCGCTGCTGCAGACCACGGCAGCGCAAGGGCCATCCAACCAGACGATCACCATCCCGGCCGGCGCAGGATTCTTCTACCTGTTCATCCACAACGCCTACACCCTGTCGACGGCTCCGCCCTTCTTCGGCCTGAAGTTCGGCGGCAACGCGCTCGCGCAGGACGAAGTAACGACGGTGCAGATCACGAACGCCTTCGGCGTCACCGCCACATATAAGCGCTACAAGTCGACATTCAGCCTCAGCGACCTGCTGACGATCGTCGTGAACCCGACTTCCTGACCATGCCAATCCCAGGAACCGTACCGCTGTCAGGGCCCATCGCGCCGTCAAGCACGGCCGACACCTATCCCGTGACAGACCCGCAGTACGGGCTAGGCGGCGCAAGGACGGTCGCGACCATCCTCGCGCGCAACGAGATTCCGGAAGCGCGCAGGCAGCAGGGCATGCTGGTCTACGTCATCGAGACCGAGAAGCACTACTACCTGCTGAGCGGAATCGGAAATCAGGATTGGGTCGAATTCAGCGCGAACACTTCTTATATTGTCCTCAACTCGCCGCAGACAGGCGAAGTGCTGATCTACAACGCAGCCATCGCCGCCTTCGAAAACAACTCTGCGGCAACCCTCACGGACGGTGGAACTTTCTAGGAACTCACCATGCCAAACACGATCAAGATCAAGCGGCGGAACACCGGAGCAGCAGGCGCACCCGGCACCATGCAGTCCGGCGAGCTCGCGTTCAACGACACCGACAACACGCTGTACATCGGCAAGGGTGATTCCGGCGGCGTTGCCACGTCCAAGCCGGCCATCGGCGGAATCGGTGCTTTCGTCGCGCTGGCAGAGACGCAGACGATCACCGGAAACAAGACCTTCAGCGGCACGGTGAGCCTCGGATCGTCGGCAACTGCCACGACCCCGGCGACAAGCAGCAACGACACGACGGTGGCTACCACCGCGTTCGTCAAGAGCCTTGGCCTCGGCTCCGGCTCGGTGACGAGCGTCGGCCTGTCGCTGCCAGGCATCTTCACCGTGAGCGGCAGCCCCGTCACGGGCGCCGGGACGCTGAGCGCCACGCTCAACAACCAGGCGCAGAACTCGGTATTTGCAGGCCCCAGCTCGGGCGGCACGGGCGCAGTCTCATTCCGCGCACTTGCCGCAGCCGACATCCCGACTCTCACCGCCTCCAAGATCAGCGACTTCAACTCGACGGTGCAGCTCAACAAGCTGAACCAGCTCGGCGCGCCCGACGGCGAAGTCAGCATGAACCTGCAGAAGCTGACCTCGCTTGCCACGCCGACTGCGCTGACCGACGCCGCCACCAAGGGCTACGTCGATTCGACCGCGCAGGGCCTGGACGTCAAGGCATCCTGCCGCGTTGCGACTACCGCCAACATCACGCTGAGCGGAACGCAGACGATCGACGGAATCTCGGTCGTCGCAGGCAACCGCGTGCTCGTCAAGAACCAGACGACCGCCTCGCAGAACGGCATCTACGTCGTCGCCGCAAGCACCTGGTCTCGCTCGGACGATGCCAACAACGGCACCAAGCTGCACGGCGGAGCGTTCACGTTCGTCGAGGAAGGAACCACCAACGCCGACAGCGGCTGGGTGATGACCACCGACGGCACGATCACGATTGACACGACCGCGATCAACTGGTCGCAATTCAGCGGTGCTGGCCAGATCGACGCAGGCAACGGCCTCACGAAGACGGGCAACACCCTCAACGTCGGAACGGCTTCCACTGCCCGGATCGTCGTCAACTCGGACAACATCGACCTTGCCACGGTCACGACTACGACGCCCACCGGCTCGGCTGCAACGTCGTTCGTGTCCGGCGTGACGGTCGATTCCTACGGCCGGGTCACGACCGTCACGACTTCACCCGTCGTGTCTGCGTCCACGTCCGCAGCAGGCATCGTTCAGCTTTCCGACTCGACATCCACCACGTCGAGCACGCAGGCTGCCACGCTGACCGCAGTCAAGGCAGCCAAAGACGTCGCGGATGGTGCGCTGTCGCGCAGCAGCGGCGGCACGATGACGGGCAAGCTGCAGTTCAAGGCATCGGACACCACGTCCGCGCCCATCAACATCCCGCAGGGCACTGCCGATCCGGCTTCTCCGGTCACGGGCGATCTGTGGAACAACGGTGCCAACCTGTTCCTGAGGACTGCATCCAAGAACAATCAGGTGCTGTGGAACGACCTTGCCAACCTGGACGGTCAGGTTGCGGTTGCCAAGGGCGGAACGGGCGTGACCTCGCTGACGAACAACGCACTGGTCAAGGGGCAGGGCGCCAACCCCGTGGTCGCAGCGACCGCTGGTACCGATTATGTGGTAGGCGGCACCACCACGGTCGGCAAGATCATCACGGCCGCAGCCACCACCAGCGCAGCCGGACTGCTGCTGACCGCCGGAACCGCACCGACGACCCCGACTTCCGGAGACATCTGGAACACGGGCACCGCCATCCAGTTCCGTGACACCAGCACGACCAAGACGATCGCGTTCACGGACAGCAACATCACGGGCACGGCGTCCGGCCTGTCGGCCACGCTCGCGGTCGGCTCTGGCGGCACTGGAGCAACCACGCTGACGGGTTACGTCAAGGGCAACGGCACCAGCGCCATGACCGCTGCGGCCACGATCCCCAACACGGACATCACGGGCCTCGGCACCATGTCCACGCAGGCCGCCAGCAACGTAGCAATCACCGGAGGCACCATCGACGGCATCGTGCTCGACGGCGGCACCTACTGATCCATGGCAAACACGCTGAAGGTCAAGCGCAGTTCCACTGCGAACGCTACCCCCACCGGCCTTCAGGCGGGTGAGCTAGCGGTCAACACGACTGACAAGCGGCTGTTCGTCGGTGACGGCACGAACACCCAAGAGCTGACGCGCCGTGCGGCATCGTCAACCACTGGACGGGTGCAGTTGGCGGCAAGCACGGGCGCACTGACAGACAGCGGAGGACTGCACTTTGACAGCACGAACAACACGCTGACAGTCAGCACGGTGTTGGTGCAGTCCACGGCTACGGAAGGTGTTGTCAGCAATAACGCCAACCCGAGCAAGCCGATGGTGCTGACGCACTCAAACATAGCAGATGGCGGCGAGATCATCATTGGCGATTACTTTGAAGACGGCAACGGCACCGCGATCACGATCAACGACACGGAAACAAAAGTCAGCGTTCAAGGCGTGCTGACTTCGCTGGAGGGTATGCAGACCGTTCAACTTCAGCTGCTTGACGGTGACTATTCACACAGCGTCAATCTTGTTGCGCCATTGACTGTTTCGTCTACTTACACGCTGACGCTGCCAAGCACCGCCGGAAGCAACGATCAGGTGCTGACCACCAACGGATCAGGCACGCTGTCTTGGACCGAAAAGGGCGGGTTCACCCCGGTCACGCAGACCTACACCACCGCAGGAACCACGACCTACACCATCCCGAGCGGCGCGACACGGATGCGAATCCGATGCGTCGGCGGAGGCGGTGGGGGCGGCGGAGGAAGATGCGGGGCATATTTATCAGGTCGGGGCGGTGGTGGTGGTGGTGCTGGCGCGTCGTGGTCAGAGATGACCTACGCAATCGCAGACATTGGAACGGCGGGGTCTACGGTTCTGTCCATCACCGTTGGTGCCGGAGGCACGGCTGGCGCAGGACAGACAGTCAACCTGAACAACGGCGGTGCGGGAGGCCAAGGCGGAGAAACCAGCGTTTCGCGCAACAGCGACAGCGTGATGCTGTGCCGCGCCTCGGGCGGGAGCGGTGGAGGAGGTGGACAATCCAGCAGTCCCGGAAGTGGTGCCGTAATTACAAACTTCCCCGCCATGTGGGTCGGTGGTGCAGGAAGTTCTGGAAATCTCAACTCAAATGTTAGCGATGGCTCGCAAACGCCTACTGGCCCAGCCGGAGGCGGAGGCGGTGGTGGTGTTCCATCAACCGCTACCGGTGAGAAGGCAGGAGGTCGCGGACCAAGGACTGCGGGTATCCACAACTCCACGCTGTTTGCCAATGGCGGCGCTGCGTCCAGCGCGGGCACTGGTGGCAACGGCGAGAATGCGATTGAGTATCTGCCGGGAACCGTGGGCGGGGGTGGCGGTGGCGGAGGCGGCTCCAACAGCGGCAAGGGAGGCAACGGAGGCAACGGATTCCGAGGCGGTGGCGGTGGCGGCGGCGGTGCCGGAACCGCAGATGCAGGCGCTGGTGGGTCCGGCGCAGGCGGAACCGGAGGTGACGGTTATGTACGACTGGAGTTCTGGTGACCATCGTGCCATGAGCGACAACGGACACAAGCCAACGCGCGGCATGATCGAAGAAGCCAAGCGCGGCCTGGAATGGCGGCGCGAATTCAACCGCGGCGGAACGGCTGTTGGAGTCGCACGGGCTCGCGACATCGCCAACGGACGGAACCTCTCCGACGACACCGTTCGGCGCATGAACAGCTATTTCGCCCGACATGAGGTAGACAAGCAAGGGCAGGGATGGAGCCCCGGGCAACCCGGCTTCCCATCAGCAGGACGCATCGCATGGGCCTTGTGGGGCGGCGACCCCGGCAAGTCGTTCGCGGAAACGATTACCACCCGGCTGAAGAAGGAGCAGGAGCGCAACATGGCAAGCATCGAGGTCAGAACGACGACCAACGCACTCGAGCGAAATGGGGGCGTGCTGCGCGGATACGCCTCGACATTCAACGAGCCATATGACATGGGCCGCTTCGACGAGGTTGTCTCGGCATCCGCCTTCCAGCGGACGCTGCGCGAGCAGCCAGACGTGATCGCGCTGGTCAACCACGACAGCGCCAAGCCTCTTGCGCGCACGACAAACGGCTCGCTTCGGCTCAATTCCGACGAGCGCGGCCTGCAAGTCGAAATCGAGCCCATCGCCACCACGTACGCCGCCGACCTGATGGAAGCCGTGCGTGCAGGCGTAGTCACGGCCATGAGCTTCGGATTCAACGTCAAGCAGGACCGATTCGAGCAGCGCGGAAGCAGAATCACCCGCGTGATCGAAGACGTCGACCTGCACGAGGTGTCCGTCGTGTCCTTCCCGGCAAACCCCGGCACCAGCGTCACCCTAGACGCTCGCAGCTTCGAGCGGTTCATTGCCCGGAGATGGTTCCTGATCCCGCAGGCTTGATCTGCAAGCCGCCTCTCCTTTAGGCTCCCAACATGCTCGACGAGCTCCAACTCGACCTGCCAAGCGGCCTGGACGTCTCCGACGTCGATCACCTTGCCCGCAAGGCAATGATTCGCGGAGCCAACGCGCTTACGCCCGCGGAAAAGCGCGCGCTCGGCGAGTCAACGGGGACCAACGTCACGCAGAACGGGTTCTATCTGGCGCCTAGCCAGTTCTCGCGCGAGTGCTTCTTCAAGATTCGCGCACTGAACCCCATCCGCAAGCACGGCGCCAGAGTGTTCCGTGACTGCGGCTATAGCCTGTCCGTGCCCACGGTGCTGACCGACATCGACGCGCAGCGTGCAACGCGAAATGCCGTGAACGCGCTGCCGATGAGCGAATACACCACGACGCCGACGTTCGCGCAGCCAAGGGCCGACGAGGCAGCCACGGGGCGAGTGCTGTACCCGCGCGCCATGTACGTCTACTTCCGCGCCAGCCTGGAATTGCTCCAGGACACGACGGAAAACAACGGACCAAACTTGGAGCGGCTGCTGGGAGACATGGCAGCGCAGGCGTTTGCGCAGCAGGAAGTCGACCAGATGCTGAAAGGCACATCAGGCGACCCGGGTCCGATGAACGCCGTGAACGTCGGCTTGCTTACGCAGCTCAGCAACGCCGCGCGGGTCAGCGGCGGGGTTGGTGCAACGTCAGGCAGCTTCACGTCGCTCGAATTCGGGACCATTCTGGAAAACCTCAGCAGCGGCCGCTACGCCAGGGCAATTCACATCTGGCATCCGCGCATGCTCGGCATCCTCAACGCAAGCTTCGATCCGTTGTTCGCAGGCAGCGCGCAGGCGCAAGCCAAGGCGGACTCGCTGATGCTGCTTGCCGGTCGGCCGCTGTACCTCGAGCCTTTGGCCCTGTCCGCCGCCTCGTTCGCAACCAGCGCCGTGGCAGGATTGGTCATCGACCCAACCGCGTTCGTGTTCGCGGAAAGCGGCCCGCCCGTAGCGCTCAGGCGGCTCGATGAACTCGGGGCAGCAACCGGAGAGGTGCTGTTCCAGGCCGTGCGCCGCGTCGACTTCGCCCTTGCCGACATGGACGCGGCATACGGCATCCGACTGTAGTCCACCACGCAACAAGACGACCTCTTACAAGGACACCACGACATGGACGACAAGACCCCCGAGACCCCGCCCGCGAGCGGCGGCGACCAGTACCGCGCCCTGATCGACGAGATGGGCAAGCTCTACGAGCGCATGCGCGGCCTCGTCGACAAGGCCAACCGCGTCGGCGAGATGAGCGAGGAGGAGGAGGAGGAGATGGCCCGCATGCAGAAGAAGTACGACCAGCTGCGCGCCCTCAAGGCCCGGAACGAGCAGATGCTGCGCATCGCGTCCGAGACGCGCACCGAGGCGCCGACCATGCCGTTCGTGATGCCCAGCGCGCAGCGCAGCACGCAGGCGCCGACCATCACCAGCTCGCCCGAGTACCGGGATGCCTTCACGTCCTACCTGAAGGGTCCGCGGTTCATGGGTGATGCCGAGCAGCGTGCGCTGAGCGAAGGCGTGGCAGCGGACGGCGGCTTCCTGCCGTCGACCGACTTCTACGGGTCGCTGGTGAAGGTGCTCGAGCAGCAGGTCATCTACCGCCGCATCGCGAACGTCATGAGCCTGGGCGCGTTCAAGACGAACATCGCCCTGGAGTCGACCATCGCGTCCGCAACGTGGGGCGCAGAAGCCGCTGCCATCGACGAAACGACGCCGCAGTTCGCCGAGCTCATCATGCAGCCGCGTCGCCTCAGCGCGATCGTGAAGTCCAGCATCGAGCTGATCGAGGATGCGCCGTCGCGTGGCGCGGGCTTCTCGGTGGAGTCGATCGTGTCCGACCAGCTCGGCCGCGCGTTCGCGCTCGCGGAGGAGCAGGCGTTCTCCGTCGGCACCTCGGGTGCCAACCAGCCGCGGGGCATCTTCACCTACACCGCGGCAGGCCAGATCGCGGACGGCAAGACGGCAGCGAGCGCCACGGCGGTGACCGCCAATGAGCTGCTCGACTTCGTCTACTCGCTGCCGCGTCAGTACCGCGAGCAGAAGTCCACCTGCATCGTGACCAGCGATGCAATGCTCGCGCTCATCCGCAAGCTCGCCAGCCCCGGCACGAACACGTTCCTTTCCTACCTGTGGCAGCCGTCGTTCCAGCAGGGCGAGCCGGATCGCCTGTCGGGCATCCCGATCTACGCCACGCAGTACGCGCCCGCCATCGCGGCCAGCGCACGCGTCGCGGTGATCGGCGACTTCTCGCGCTACCACATCGGCATCCGCTCCAACATGAGCGTGAAGGTGCTGCGCGAGCTGTACGCAGGCAACGGGCAGATCGGGTTCCAGGGCATCGCCCGCCTGGACGCCGGCTGCTCGATCTTCAACGCGTTCCGCTACCTGCGCATGGGCGCCTGATTCGGCAACTTCTCCAGCTTGGGGCGGGACCGTTCGCGCGGTCCCGCCCCAGCGTGTTGAAAGGACCGCCATGAAAGTCCGATTTCGCGAATGCTTGGCAGGCACTACGACCACGTACAACGCCGGGGACGAAGTCGAGCTCCCGGACAACGTAGCCGAGCGGCTCGTCGCCGCCGACATCGCCGAGCGAGTTGACGAAGGCAAGCGCGAAAGCGCCGTGAAGAAGGTCGCGAGCAAGGCGACGAAAGAGTGACCCATGACCGTCATGGACGGCTGCACCTATCTGTCGCACGCAGTGCTAGACATTCCGGCAGCCGAGCCCGTCACCATCGCGGAAGCCCGGGCGCACTCGCACATTGACCATACCTGCGACGATGCGGTGATCGCCGCGCAACTGATCGCCGCGCGCGAATACGTCGAGGCAATCATCAAGTCGCCGCTGATGCAGCGCACGTTCCGGCTTCGCCTCGATCGCTTCCCGGCAACCAATCAAATCCTGCTGCCAGCATGGCCCGCACGCAGCATCAGCGGGGTGCAGTACGTCGACAACGCAGGAACGACGCAGGTGTTCGCGGAAAGCAACTACGAGCTAGACGGCGACTCCAGCATGGCGCGCGTGCTGCTCAGGCGTGGCAGCGCATGGCCGTCGGTCTACATGCAGGCCAACAACTGGGGCGCCAGCGTGACGTACGTCGCGGGCTACTTGACAGCCGCAGAAGTGCCGCAAGCCCTGAAGCAAGCCATTCTGCTGGTGTTCGGGCACTGGTACGACAACCTTCGGGAAGCGGCAACGGCGGAAAACCTGCGTGAAGCACCGCACTCGGTCGACGCGCTCTGCAAGACGTTCGTGCGCGCAAGGTGGTTTGCGTGAGCCTGCAAGCAGCCACGCTGCGATTTCCGCTGATGGTCCAGCAGCCGGCCACGGCAGCAGACGCGGCCGGCCAGCCATCCCGTACATGGGTGGACGGGGTGATGATTCAGGCCGCGGTTGAGACCATGCAAGGCACGGAGTCGCCGTACGCAGGCGGCCAGCAGGCAACCTGCTCGCACCGCATCACCGTGCGCGCATGGGGGCATGGCATCACGACGGGATCGCGCCTGAAGTTCGTGCGCGGCCCCGGCTCAGCGCCGCGATACTTCGAAGTTGTGTCCATCACCGATCCAACCGAACTGCGCCACTACCAGACCATTCTGGCCAAGGAAGTGGTCCCGTGAACAAGTTTGCCGCTGCAACCCGGCAGACCTACGCCAAGGGCATCAAGCTCGACATGGGCGCGGTACGCGTGCAGCTCCAAGGCGTGCGCGGGATCGAGGAAACCATCGCCGCGCTCAGCGCCCTGCCTGGACGGGCGCAAACCAACCTGTATCGGCGCGCCATCCGGCCAGGACTGATGGCAGTCGCCAAGGAAGCCCGGGCGCTGGTGCACAACATCCCGATCCGCAGCGGCCTGGAATCGCGCGAGAGCAAGAAAGACGCCGACGGCTCGGTGCGGGACGAGATCGCCCGCGCCATCAAGGTGCGCGTCGGAATCAAGCCGAAGAAGGGCGTCTACGGCAACGTCGCCGTGCGCTACCCCAAGCGACCGAAGGACAGCAACGACATCGAGCGCGGCAAGCGCGCCCAGCTGGCGCACCTGATCGAATTCGGGTGGAAGCTCAAGGTCGCCTATCACGGCAGGCCGCGCAAGTCCCCGGTCGAGATCGAAGGGTCGGAATTCATGACCAGCGCCTTCGCGCGCGTCGGCCCGCGAGCAAGGCGGATGGTGCAGGAAGCCATCGTCGAGCTCGCCAGGAATCCGGGCGTCGACAAGAAAACCTTCGCCAAGGCCATGGAAGCGGTGGTGTGATGGCACGGATCGAGGAAGCGATCTACGCGCTGCTGAACGTCACGGGCGTCACCAGCCTTGTGCCTGCAAGCGCCATCACGCCAGACACCCGCCGCAAGGGCGGGACGCTGCCCGCCATCGTCTACCAGATCGGGTATTCGGAGCCGATCAAGGTGATGACCGGGGCGCACGGCGGCCTGACTCGCACCGACGTCATCGTCGCGGCCTACGCACTCACGCGGCTGCAGTGCCGCGACGTGATGAATGCCTGCGGAGTTGCGTTGGACGGGTACGCCGGGGAAACTGGCGGCGTGCGCGTGCGCGGCATTACCTTGGACTCGCTCAATACCTCCTACGTCGAGCCCGGCGCAGGCGAAAACCAAGGCGTCTACGTGGCAACCCTCACCGTGCGGATCATGCACTCGACTTTCTGAACCCAACCAAGGAACACCATGCCAGCCAACGTCAGCTTCGGTACCGTCATCAAGAAGGGCGCCGTCACCCTCGGAGACGTCACGGCCATCAGCCTGTCAGGGATTTCGCGCGCCGAAATCGACGTCACCGCTCTGACGGACGCCGCCAAGGTCTACAAGATGGGCACCGTCGACTCCGGAACCATCGAGGTCTCGTTCAACTACGACGACTCGCTGGGCGGCTACGTGCCTGTCTCCTCGAGCAACACGTCCGAGGATTGGTCGATCGTCCTGCCGAGCGGACCAAACACCGCAACGCCGCCCGCCAACACGACGCAGACGCTGTCGTTCAAGGCGTTCCAGCAGGGGTTCAGCCTCGACACCGGCGTCGACGCCGCGCAGACGGGCACGCTGACGCTGCGCATCGACGGCGTTGTGACGTTCGGCACGCCAGCAGTGCCCTCCTGACGTAACGGGTTGC